TTACCGTTCCCTCGCTCTCCGTCACGCCATCAGGATAACGCACCTCACCGACAAAACGCGACTCGTAGTCAGTCGAGGTCGTGCCCTGGCCCATTTTCAGCGTGCATGTCAGGCCGACGAAGTTGGCATTGAGTGCCAGCAGATCGCTAATCGCATCGTCCTCGTTTCGTAGCTCCACGCTCATCTCGGGCAGAATGAACTGCGGCTCCAGCAAGCGGCCCAGGTCTTGGCGCAAAGGTGAGAAGGATGCAATGCGGCCCTCATAGAGCGTGCCGTCTGAAAGCGCCAGGTCCACGTCGGCATAGCGCAGCGTTGACGTAGACCCACCGGCCACCAAAACTACGCCACCAATCTCCAGCAGTGGATGCCAGGCAGCCTGAGCGGCGGACGTATCAAAGCCCATGGACTACTCCGTGATCTCCTCGAATACGAAGGTGCCTTGGCTGTACACGTTGACCACATCGTAGACAGTGGACAGCGGCGTAGTGAGCCGGCAATACATGGACTGCTCTGACGGGTAGGTGTCTGGATCTACACAGACGACAAGCGGCTTGTGGTTTCCGACACGCGAAAACACCGCCTCCATCTTGCGGCGCTGGGTGTTGCCGACAAGGCTAAAGTCCAGCGCACAACGGCGGTAGCGATTGCGGATGCGATAGGCAGCGAACTGCCCGCCGGCCGGACTGCCCTCGGACGGATCAACGTGCTCGATGCTGAAGCCATCATTCATGTTGCGCGTTAGCTCGTAGTAGGAACCTGCCTTGATGCGGCCGACCTGTATGTAGCCATCTGGATTCGAGCCGTCGGCAAACGTCACGCGCCACCATCGCTTGGCGTTGTTTGCTGCGAGGAACACCGTGATACGGTCGAACACAACGCCATCTGCGTCGGTTGCTATGGTGAGTTGTTGCGATAGATCGGGCGTGGTCCACGCGTCGGAAGTGTGCGCTTGCACAAACACCGTTGCGCCGCTCGTGACATTGACACCAAACAGCGAGACCTGGGTAATGGTGGTCTCCGCTCCGAGGTCGAACTTGATCCATTCCGGCCCGTCGCTTGCCGAGCGCCACGGGCGAGCCAGAAAGTCATTGACTGCGTTGCCCGCGACGAGATCGCCAACCGCACTGCTGGCGGTAACCGTAGCAGCGTCCCAGGTGTCGCTGTTGTACAGCAATCGCGTCCTGCTCATGCGGCAGCCACCCGTCGGATGCCAGTGTCGTCAGCGACGGCTACGCCGCGACGGCTGGCGGTTTGCACGATCTGTAGAACCTGGTTACGAAGTTGGCCATTGACGTAACGCTCGACGTCGCGTCCGTCCCATGCCTGGACGGTGAGGTTGAACGTGAACTGGTTCCCGGAAGCGCCGGCGAAGCCCGGCTGGCTACCCATCTGCGAGCCACGCAGCGGGATAATGTCAACCTGCTCGGGCCCAGCTTCGCCCGCCAGGAACATAGTCGGACGGCTGACGAGGCCAGAGTAGCCGGAGGCAGCGGGAATCAGGTCCATCAAGCGCGAACGGTCAGCGTCAGAAAGGCCAACGTCGGCAGCAAACAAGGCCGCGTTGCCGCGATTGCTACCAAGCGCAGATGCTACCTGTTCTAGTGTTATGTATCCCGCAAGGTAGTCCATTCGCAACTGCTCAAGATGCTGCTCCCTTGTTGCAACCTCTTCTGCGGCAATGGCGCTCGCAACGGCCTGGCCTTCTCGCGTGGTTACGAGCCACTCCTGAAACCTGGCCTCCTCTGCGTGAACCCCGGCCCAAATTTCGCGCAGATCGGCAGCCGTCTTTTCGACGTAGCCATTCGACAGGCCAAACAGTCCACCAAGACTGCGCCCAAGCGTTGTCACTGCGTCGCCAACTATCGATCCTACCTGCTCTCCGATTATTGTCCCGATAGCCCCACCAATCGGCCCGCCTGCGGCGTTGCCTATCGCAAAGCCTATGGAACCGCCGGCGTCGGTAAGAACTTGGTTTACCGAAGCGCCTTCGCCAAAGGCCCTGATTCCGGCTGCTATTTCGTTGACAGCGAACTGCCCGACAGAGCTTTGAGGATCAGCGATACGCTGGCGCCAGCGATCTCCAAACGACACAGACAAGGCATCGCCCATGTCATAGCCGCCATCAGTAAGCGCTTGGGGAGTTGGGACCATGTCGGCGACGGTTATGGGCGTAATCCTGGCTGCTCCGAATGCCTCGACTGCCTCGCGCGCCGTATCAGCAGCCAGCGACGATCTGTCAATCTCCTGCACCACAGGGCGGAAGCGCCCAACCCAGGTGTCAAAGGTGGGCGTAGATGCCTCCAATTTGGCGCGCCACTCCTCAAACTTCTTGCGCGCCGCTTCGGCGGCGTTGGCCGCGGATCCTGTGTTCTGATCGAGGCGGTTGACCTTGGGTGCGGCGTCGGCCGCGGAGTCGCCAATGTCGTCTATAGCTGTAACTGTAGTCGGAGATTGATTAGCCAAAGCTATGTTGCTGGCCAAGACGTTGTCCATCTTGGCATTTGCATTTTGCAGGTTGGTCCCAACGTTGATTGCTGCTCCGGATACGTCAGCGGAAGCCAGGACAAACCTTTGCGCGCCCTGTCGGGCAAGTGCTGTCAATGCCGAATCAGAACCCTGGACATTGATTCGCAGTTGATTAACGTTCGCAGCGGCACTTGTTGTCTCTTCGCGCACTCGTTGAGACGCACTCTCAAACTCGACTATGCCATCTTCAGCAAGGTTGTTGAGATCAGTGTTAGCGCCAACGACCTCGTCTCGCCAATAGGAGAACTTTTCTGCCGTAAAGCTCGTTGAAGCCTGCAACTCGTTGAGCCTGCCGCCCTGTCCGTTGGGCCCAGCAATGAAGCCCGCAATGGTTCGCACAAGCGGAGTTAATCCCTCGTCCAACAGAAACTTGAGAGCAGGCTGTATGCTGTCAAAAATCTTGAGCTTCAGTGCTTCTAAGTTGCTCGTAAATGCGGCAAACGAGCCATACAGGTTGTCTGTCTGTTCTTTGGCTACTCCTGCAGCTGTTCCATAGCTGTCGCGCAGGGAATCTCGGAACGCCTCAATCTTCTCCGGGCCTGCCTGGAGTAAGATTGCAAGGCCTCCCATTGCCTCTGTTCCAACAAGCTCTTTCATTGCCAGAGTCTGAGCCTGTGGATCGAGCTTTCCCAACTCGATCCGAAACGTCTCGATCAACTCCGGCAGATCCTTCAGCCTCCCATCTGTATCAAACAGTGCCTGCGAGATCCTGGCCGCGTTTTCGCCGCCCTTAGTAGCATCGTAAGACGACAGAGCAATGAAAATCTGGCGCAGCGCCGTGCCGGCCCGCTCACCTTGAATGCCGGCGTCGCCCATCAACCCTGCTGCAGTGGCTACAGTGGACAAGTCGATGCCAAGTGTGTTGGCGATTGGGCCAACATAGGAGATAGTTGCACCCAGTGTTTCCAGCGTTGTATTGCTGCTCGTAAACGCCTTGGTTAGGATGTCGCCAATCTGCCCACTATTGTCCGCACTGATGCCGAACGCCGACATGATGTTGCTGATAATATCAGCTGTGCCTTCGATGCCAGAACCTGCGGCGGCGGCGGTTTCCAACAAGCCTGGCATGGCCGCCACAATCTCATTGACATCGAAGCCTGCCATGGCCAGTTTTTCCATGCCCTCAAGGACGTCGGAGCCAGTAAAGATGGTGCTCGATCCCAACTCAATGGCCTTATCTTTCAGGGCCTGGATCTGTTGCGTGTTCGCGCCCGCGATAGCGCCAACTCGCGACAAGTTTGCTTCGAAATCTGTTCCTGTTGAGACAACGTCTAATAATGCTTCCTTGACTTCGCCAAGTGCATTGCTGGCGAGATTAGCCATGACATTGCCAGCAGCGACGCCAAGCCACGAAAGCCCGCCCTGCTTGTTCCCCAGGGCGTCGTCGGCCTTGCGCTTGACATCGTCAAACGCAGGTCCGGACTTGTTGTCGCCCTCGATCAGCACCCGCAGCTTTTGTGTCAGGTCGGCCATGCCGTTACACCGCCGTCAGGTTGTCGATGGTGAAAACGATCTCATGCTTGGCCGGAATGTAGTCGCCGAGGTCGCTGCTGAACGTCCACTCCACCAGCAGGCGCCGGTGTGGCATGGATGCGGTAGCGATAGCGAGGTCTGCACCACTGAGCAACACGGTAACGCTGGAGGCCGGCGTCACCGTGGGAGCCGAGGAGATCACGGTTCCGGCGTCGTCCGTCAACGTCCAGGCGATGGTGTCGGGAATTACGTAAGTGTCGCGCTCGTCGGTGAACGCCAGCGAGAAGCCGATGTGCCCTCGCTCTGCCGGACGGGATGCGATGGTGCTCTTGACCGCCATGAAGATCCCTCCAGCCTATGCGTAGACCTGCCGATAATCGCCCTCGAAGGCGCCGTAGAACCCAAGCGTTGCGCGGCTGCGCGGAGTTGCCAATGCCCACGCAGCCGCGCCGTCTGTCTGATACAGCCTGGCCAGTAGGCCCGTTGGATGATCAGCAAAGGTACCGCCGGAAATGGAGGCCGTCACCGATACCGCGCCCATGCGCGCTGTGGCCGTCACAGAGCCAAGCAAGACGGTTACGGTAGCGTCCACCACTCCGGTTGATGTCATGGCTTGCTCTGCCGCTCCTTGCTGCGCTCGGCCTGTAGATCCTGCGCCAGGAGATACGTCTCGGTCTCCATTACGTCCCAGGCGTCCAGTGTGCGCGCCGGCATGGTGGCCAACTCATCATAGCCGATAATCCTCTGCCACGCCTGCCCCGGCACGTCAGGCGACCTGTGGTGCGCCAGGCGGAACAACGCCCATGCCTCGCGGTGAAAGGGCGTGATGCGTGCCGCCGGGCACTCCCGCATGAAGACATAGCGCCCCCTCAGGTTCCAGCCGCGACCGGCGCAGGCAGATCGGTGGCCGGCGCATCCGTCGCAGAACTCGCAGTGCTCTGCCGGCAATTCGAACCACCGCAGAGCGATGCGAAGTTTTTTAGCTCGTCTCCTCGGAGCATGGCGGTCTGGCCGATCACCCATTGCAGCTCGGCAATGAGACCAAACTCAGCAGCCTCCTCGACAGTGGCGAATCCGTCGGCGCGCTGCTTGTCGCTGCGCCGCATCAGACCCTCCATGTCCTCGGCCACCAAGTGCAGGAAGATCTCGGCGGCGTCCTCCAGTTCGTGGCGCTCGCCGTCGGCATCCTCGATCACGACGCCCACCGGCTCGCTCACATGCTCGACAAACTGCCGCAAGCCGGCCTGGATGTTGGTGGGTAGCTGGCCGATGAGCTTGCCGTATTGCGGGTGCGCCTCGTGCTTCGCCAGCGCCTCCTTGCGCCATAGCGCCATCGCACCGTCCTCGGACCACCGCGTCTGTGCGATCAGCTCCAGCCGCGTCATGGGCCGGATGCGAAAAGACATGCGCTCGCCCTCGGGCAAGTCGCGGTTGCCGCCGTAGTGCGGCGCGTAGCGGAAAGATCCGATCTGCTTCTTGAGTAGCATGTGTGGCTCTCCTCTGTGCGCGGGAAGGATCGGGAGCGGCCTCCGCTTGACTCGGAGCAAAGCCAGCGGCATGAGGGCGCCCGCACACCCGTGCCGCTCCCGACGTGGTAGCGGGAGCTCAGTCGAACACGATGGTGCACTCGTCGCCGCCAGCCGTCGCCGAAGCCAGCGCGATGCCCGTGGCGCTCCACTTCTCGGTGCCCTCCTCGGGCGAGTCCTGATCCTCGGCGGTGAACTCGAC